CGCTACATCAATCTGATCGGTTTCGTATTCAGCAGGTTCGATGCTGAGAGCTACCTTACTGGTTTCACCAGCACCAGTGGTTACATCCTCCATAGCCATTCCGAGGAACCCATCAAGCAGATAGAACTTATGGGCCTCGATCGTGGTGTTCTGAGGAACAGTAACTTCTACTGACTTGCCGTCGCTTACTTTACCTCTCGTCCCGTAGGTAGTGGTTACGGGATAAGCTTTAATCTCCTGAACCATTTAGTTCACCTCCTTAAATACTTACGCGTCTTACGCGAGTGTATTTGGCACCTTGTCCTACCCTGCCTTTAGGATTGGGTGGCGGATTGTCAATGTATAACATACTAATGGCTTCCTTAACACTGTCCTTGGCCAAGAGTTTGTCGATTTCCCCAGCGATCTGCTCTTCAGTAGCTCCGATGTCCACCTTGAGCATTTCACCGACAATAGCCCTAGCTGCCTTGGAAGCAACTTTTTTCTCTAGGACCTTGTTTACCAACTCTTTGTGCTGAGCTTCATCAAACTTCTTAGCCTTATCGATGAGTGTGCTGATCTCTCCCTTTACATCACCCCCTTCGTCTAGACCCAGCAGTTGACGGACCTCAGTCATTTCACCTACAGCTGGTGACTTGAACATCTCGCCAACAATCGGACCGAGGTCTTCCTTCTTAATTTCTCCGCTAGCAATCATGCCCCTGAGTGCCTTTAAGACTTCCTCTTTGTTCACCTTTGGTTCACCTCCTGAATTAGTTTGTATTTCGCCTACCCAATCGACCATTTCACCTGAAATAGCAACGACACGCGTCGGCATACCGTTGCGATCCTTCGGTGTCCAGTCGATCGATAGCAATTGGTAGTCAACTACATCAGTTTCACCGTTAGCTGAGACCTTCAACTTCGGCATTCCAAAAATGGAAACCTGTTTAATACGACCTGCCCGAATCCAGCGCTTTAGATCCTTGAACTTTGGGTCAACATAACCCCTGATGAATGCCTTAGCCTTGTCTCCAAAGTCCTGGAACTTAGCACCAATCCAATGCGTCGCAATGTCCGGGAATTCAGTTGAAACTTCCTCAGGTTTTTGGTGCCCTAAAAAGCCGTTCGGGCTGTTCCTAATAACCTGCTCGACTATTTTTTGTAATGTCTGCTTGGTGTAATTCCAGCCTCTTTTACTTTTACCTGACTCAATTTCGACAACAACCTCTAGTGGATCGTCGTCACCAGCTTTCAGCTTTTCTAAGTCTACCCCATTCGCTAGAGGAATTTCGTCTACCGACATTTCTCCGCTAATACCCGCCAGGAGGCTCATTTCTCCTGCGCCGGCTAATTCGAGTAAGCTTTCGGGGGGTTCTTCTTCAAGATGCTCACGATAATGCCTCAATATATGTCGGGCAGCAGAACGAAGTTGACTTCTGTCCAAATCAGGCTCAGCTCCCGCACCGGCTAAAGCAGCCGCTGCAGCTTGAACCCCACCTTTGTTCAGAACGACCGTACCGTCATCCTGGACTTCGTGGTGAGGTCCCCACCAGTTCTGAGAAGGAGCATCTTCCAGGTTCTCGCTTTTGATTACAGCGTACACTTCCCGAATTGCCTCGCGTACACCTTGTGCTCCCCCTTCTAAACCTTGAACTAGAATATTCCTGAGCCTGGTTTTATCAACGTCGCCCCAAGCTCGACCGGACACTGTCGTGTTCTTTATCGTAAACCTCGTAGGCACTTATTTCACCCCCTTTCAAATCTTAATTGCAGCAACGGTAACAGAGGTAGCATCGCTATATGAAACCTCGACTCTCCCGTTGCTGTTGTTGAAGCGGTTAGGTTCGAAGGGACCGACAAGCATGCTCTCGCCTGCGGGTACTGATACTTGGACGTCGTGGTCGAACCCGTAATTACAGGGCTTTTGTGAGTTAAAAGTAACGGTAATGCCGGCCGCGGAGCCATTATCTACTCTGAAAAACGTCTTGCCGTCGTTAGGAAACTCATCTCCTGCGGGGTCTGCAGCTACAAGCAAAGGATTCAGGCCGTCAGTAGTAATCTCTTGTACACCCAGAACTGCCAATTATATCACCCCCTCTTCTTAACGAACTTCCCTGTCTTAGGGTCTTTTGCTACAAGTCTACCGTTTTTAGTCCTTACCAATTTTTTCCTTTTCGTCATTGTTTTCCGCCTCCTTGACAACTAACATTAGTTGTATTACCGGAGGAGCGCCCTGATCTTCGTTTACTTGTAACTGCCTTACTTCGAAACTCACACCACTTATGTTATGAATTGCTTGAAGTAGCTTGCCTGCATAGTTGTTGAATTGTAGCGTCGGACCGGAATTACTACTTTCTATAACAGGTTCATCAGGTTGCATACCTTTCGGTAGCTTTCCGGGCCCTAAACCCCTTACCATTAAGCAGCACCTCTCAAATAGAAATTCTTGTACCAATTCTCTAGCTCAGGATCTGCAGCTGGGTCTTTATACCATGCGCGTGCCCGTTCTGCGAATTCTAACGGGTCTTCATACTGTGGAACTTGTATACATAAGCATTGCGGATGCGGTACAGGTGGTTCATCTCCTTTAGGCCAGAACCCTTTACCGTCCGTACCCTGAGCAAAGTCGTCACACATATCGGGTATCGGATGTCCTGTTGACAAAACCCACCTAATGCCCAGATACCCTGGGTTTACTCTACCTCCTAAGTAAGTACCTTCGGCAAATGCAAAGGTTGTTTCCGATCTTGCTAAGCGCAGCGCTTCGAACCGAACATCCTTGGGAACGTAATAACGCTTCTCCGCCTCTTTAGCTCTGCGAACTAGCGCTCTTGAAATCGTACCGTCCCCGTTCAAGTAACCTCGCAACTCCCTGGCGGTTTGGAAAGCATCTTGTCCTCTTACAATAGCGTCGGCAATGATGTTCTCAATAACCTCTTTATTCTTGTTCGTGATGTTCCAAATTCGTTGGCTCAACTTCAACCCATCTTTCAACGTTCTGGCCCACAAAGCCTGGACTGCGGCAGTGTTTACTCTGATATATGCTTGATCTACTTGTGCCAGATCAATTCCCAACTCGTCCTTTACGCCTAGAAGCAAATCGTGTGCTACTAACCTCGACAGCTCGGTTGCTGCGTCGACCGAAGCCTTCATGTTGGTTTTTATAATGGTAGCTAAACCCGTTTCTAATCGAGCAGCTTCTTGCTTTAACGAAATCCTCAACATTTCCAGTTGCGCTCTTTTCAGTTTACCTGGACCTGTACTTCTTAGCTCTTTAGCTATCCGCTCTCCGGCTTCTTTGTAGAGCTGCATTATCTGTGTTTCTTGGTGTAACCGGGTTTGTACAAACCTTTTACGCGCCTCGACCATGTAGTCGTAAAACTCAGGGTTCATCGCTTCGCGAATTTCCGCTAGGGTTAGTTTTGCCAAGCGCTCTCTCATTCTCCGTCACCTTCTCCTAACCCTAGAGCTTCTTTTCGTCTGCGTTCGGCCTCGCGTTCTAGTTCTTCTAGCTCTTGTGTTAAGATCTCAGTGTCATCTAGGCGCCTCATCAATATCTTAGTACGAATAATCTTGTCACGCTCACCGGGAACTTCAGGGTCATCACTGATGTACTTCATCATAGTAGGCACGATTTCGCTCAGGTAATCCACCGCGGACTCAAGGCCCATCAGGCCGCTTTCAAGTGCGATCTGCAACGCTTCAACGGTGGTTTTGAGCGTCTCGGCGACCTGCTTTTCGTCTCTTGGGTTGATCTCGTCCCAAATAAGGTAAGTCTCATAGCTCTCGAACGTTGCTACGCCAGCCTGTTCTAGCATCGCTAGTAACATGCGAGCCAACATCTTGAAATCGTCTTCGAACTGCTCGCGCTTCCTGATAATCTTTCGAATGAGCGGTACCATCTGCTCGCTAACTGAGGCTTTACTGCTTTGTACCGCCGTACCAAACGCGAACTCTGGTGTTTGACTGGCATCAACGATACAGAAGAACAGGAACTTCAACAGATCTGTTGTACTGCCAATGGCACTTTGGACCTCAAGAAACTCGGCGTCTTCTTCGTCCTTGAATATCAGGAACTCGCGGCCTTCTATGCTAATTTCCCCGGCTTCTAGATCTTCTTCGGGGAAGTTGTTTTCAAGGAAGGACTTTATGTCAGATACCTTAAGTTTCAACTTCGGCGTCGAGTGCATTTTAGAACCTTGTAGAGCATGGAGCATAACGTCGTGATAGGCTTTTAAGAACGGCTCCACAGGTTCTAGATCAGAACGCCCATATATCTCGTCTTCTTCGGGTTCGTTTTTAAAATGTACGATCGGAATGAAGCCCCAAGTGTTCGGCTTAGTACTTCCCTGAACTCCTGGCGGAATATCCGGACCCTCGTATCTCACCGTTATTTCTTCGCGAGTTATGGTCTCGATGTGAGTGTATTTACGGGTTCTACCTTCTTCGTCGGTATACTCAATGTCTGTCTTGATAATGTACTTGCTAACTGTTCCGGTTTCAGGATCCAGAATAGGAGTAACTCTACCAGGAGGTATTAAAAACAATTCAATCCGCGGTGCATCGCTCTTGTAGAGCTGCTTGTCTATTTCGTCTACCCGAGCAAGTCTTACAAATATATCACCGTCGCGAACTGCATTACGTAAAATGCGCACTAATTTACCCGTCCACCTCTCGAAATACTCGGCCAGATACGTCTGAGCATTGTCGTCATCGCTGTTTATAGTAGGAATACCCATAAAACCGACCGTAGTATCGATAATAGGGCGGGCAAAACCTGCTCCAAGCTTGTAGTCATCTAAAGTGTTATGATACAGACCCTTAGTCTTAGTGTAATCAACACGGGAAGAATCCAGAGTATACTTAGAGGACCAACGCAAATTACGGAATAGTAATCCAGACGGTAAGGTCTCCCTTAACTTCGATCCCATTTCGCCTATGAACTTTCTTAACCAACTGGTCCTCCCTTTACTCATAATCTACACCATCCATTCAATATTATTATCTAACAAAAACTGCCGTAATGTCACTCCTAAAACTTGTATAGCGTTATGGGACATTCCCAAGTCATATATACTGTTAATCGCCTCGATTACTTCATGCATTAGAACTTCACTCTTGTTTTGATCACACAGATCCTTTTCAATTTCAATGGTCATTTTCATTGGATCAAAAGCCCCGAATATACTTGCTTGTCTAGCCAATTCTTTTCGTTCAGTTACTGGTATCTCAAATCCTGCTATTTTTAGCTTATCTGGCAGACCCATAAACTCGCAGCCTCCTTAGCATATCCTTCTCTCGCTTGGAGAGCACCGACGCTGGCTTACCTTCCATCGTCCTGACTGCTATATCTAACGCGTCGATCGTATCGTCGTGTGCTCCTTCAGGGAAGTCGGTCCACTCGTCGATAAACTCGTGTACATCTGGAGGGATCCAAATGCGCTTGTTCTCAAAATGGACCGATAACGCTTCAAATCGCGTTACCTTCGACTTCGTGGTCATCACCTGTTTTACCGGCGGTAAACTGTCTAACGCCCACGCCGCTTGTGCTAAAGCTTTCTGGTACGCATTTGACTCAATGCCAATTGCAACTAGCCATGGTCGGTAACGTTCGTGGAAGTATTTTATCTTGTCCAACTGTTCGCCTAGGGTTAGTCTGTCTCGGAACATTTCGATCAGGAAGCTGCGCTTGCTTTGCGAGTGATGTCCAAGTACCGCTGCAGCGAAGTAGTCTTGATCTTTTTCTTCAGCTAATTGCTTGTCATCCGCTATTGCTGGGTCGATACCGATGTATATTTTCATGTGGTCTAACGGCGGTAATTTGACATCGTGTACATCGCCGTAGAAGTTCAACCACTCTGTCTTTAACATTCGACCCGACTGCGCATTACGATCGTTCTGGAACTGCTTCTTCCAGCGGATAGTTCCGATTGAACGCTTCTTCGCCATTAGCCTCTCGTAAGGCCATTGTTCGGGCCAGAGTACTTCGCCTGTTGCTTCGTTGTAGGTCGCTAAATGTAAGTAGCTATATTCAGGGTTTTCGGACAGTTTACACAGCAGATCCTGTTTGTGCTGCAGCGTTCCCAGTACGATGATGCGTCCTCCATCTACGCACCGAGACTCGACCATCTCGAACCACCAGTTCTCGGTACGCGCACGGACGTGTTCAGTATGGCTGTTACTGATGTCAATAATGTCGTCTGCTACGATTATGTCTAAGCGAGCTCCGTAAATTGCTCCCCAGGTACCGATTGCCTGCAACGTTGGGTCCTTCGATTGCGCCCAGGGATCGCGCTTGACAAATATCTGTTGATCTGTCCACTTTTCATCTTTGTCAGGCTGTATTTCGGGGAAGTCTCTTTTTAGCCTTTCGTTGTACTCTATGTGCCAACTTATTCTTCTTAAAAAGCCCTCGGCCTGTCGAGCCGTGTTAGAAAACAGGGCCATTCTAACGTTTCTATCCCGGCAGATAAACCATAGCGGCAAGACTTCTGAACACCATTTCGATTTACCGTGCTCAATTGGCACGTGAATTACCGACCACGGGTTCTCGAGTATGTGTTCGAGCATTAAGAACTGAAAGTCCGCCGTTTGTGTATTCCAGTGCCTGTCGTAAGGCTTGATATAATATTCCCCGAAAATAGCCGGGTTAATGAGTGCCCACTTTCTCCGTTCCTCGACTGTTAAAGAATCCATCAATGGAACGATTAGCCTCGCGGAGGGCTTCAAGAGCAAGTCGTATGTCTTCATTTCTTGTACCTGCGTAGTCATTGGTTATCAGCTCTTTTCTATCAGTGGGCTTATTGTCAACAAGCTGGGCAATTTTCACCACCTGATCTAGAGTTTCGGATAGGCTAGTCAGAGCCACGTTCTTACTGTTTGCAACCTCAATAATCCGCTGCAGTAACGTTGGCACCACTTCATGCCAAATTTTACCAATTGCAGCGGCTTGTTCTTGATCAATCTTGAACTGCGCGTAGGCAATATCTGCTTCGATCTTAGTCATTTCTTCGATCTTCTTCTCGTGAGCTATTTTCTGGCGGGTTAATTGTGGTAGATATTTCTTGTGGGAACGAAGATTGGCACGGTTTATCTCCAAACCGTTACGTTCAGCGTATCGAATTATCTGAGCATCTGTCTTGCCTTCGAGTAGGAGGCCGTTAATTTCATCGGCAAGGTGACTCTGACAAATCTTGCACAACGATCTATGTCTCGATACATTAGCGTCTTCACCCTTGAGGTCTCTCTTCAACGTCACCTTGTCAACACCACCCTCCTCTTTCTTCCAAGCATAGACTCCCAGCATTTTACTATCTACCTTTATTATAACATAAGTCCGTACACAAGTCAACAAAAAATTAGAGGGTTACCCCTCTAAACCTTTTAAGTCGCCCCTTCGCT